GCGCGGGAAGACCCCGGCCGACAGCGTCTCCGCCGCCGCGGCCCCCCTGCCGCAAGGTCCTGGATGAGGAGCGTGCCGCCCTTGAAGGGCTTGAAAAGGAGCACCGCGAGGCGGAGAAAAGCGTCCGGAACCTCCGTAAGGAGTACGAGCGTATCTCCCTGGAGGAAGAACGCGCCGCCGCCGGCAGCAAGAGCCTGACCGACAAGATCCGGGAGCAGAAGGAAGTCATCGGGCAGATTGAAAGCGACATCAAGTCGCTGGAGAAAGCCTACCAGGGGGCCGCACCCGGCAAGGCGAAGGTAGCCGCTCTGGATGAACTGAACGCCGCGAAGAAAGCGCTTGAAGAGGAAAAGGGCGCCCTTGCCGGGCTCCAGGCTGAACAGGAGAAGACGCGTGCAAGCAGCAAACGCCTTTCCATGCAACTGCGTGAGCTCCAGGACAACATGGCCCGCATGCGTCTGGAAGGGAAACAGGACACCGAGGAGTACCGGAAGATGGCAGCGGAAGCCGCCAACCTTTCCGACACGCTTGCCGACCTGAACACCCAGACGAAAATCCTCTCGCACGATGACGCGAACCTCCAGGGATTCATGTCCGGCGTGAGCGGCCTTGCCGGTCTGTTCACCACGGCCACCGGCGCGCTGTCGCTTTTCGCCTCGGAGAACGAGAACCTGGCGAAAATACAGACCCGCGTCCAGAGCGTGATGGCCATCACGATGGGGCTCCAGCAGGTGTTCAATACCCTGAACAAGGACTCCGCCTTCCGCCTGGTGACGGTCGTGAAGATGAAGAACCTGCTGACAGCCGCCAATACCCGGCTGGCTGTCGCCCTGGGCATTTCCACCGGTGCCGCGCAGGCCCTGATGGCCACGCTTACGTTGGGTCTTTCAGCCGTAATAACGGGAATTATCGTCCTTTGGGATAAATACAGTGACGCGCAGGAAAAAGCGGCGGAAAAAGCGAAAGAACGGGTAAAAATCGAGAGTGACGGCCGCGCACAGATGCTCAAGACCCGTTTCGAGATCGAGAGCACGCTGGCGAGCCTGAAGAAGTTCACCGGCACGAAGGACGAGGAGAAGTCCAAGGTGGAGGAACTGAACCGCAAGTACGGCGAGAGTTTCGGGTATTACGACACGATCGCCCAGTGGTATGACATCCTTCAGAAAAAGGGTGAGAAATACATCCAAATGCTTTTCCTCCAGGCCAAGGTGCAGAGCCTGGTGAACAAGGCCACCGAGGCTGACGAGAAGGTGAACGAGATCAAGGCCAGCAAGCCGGAAGACGTGGACGGCTCGATGGGCTGGTTCGCGCGCATGGGGCTTTACATGGCCCAAAGCGAGTCGTACGGACGGGTGGACGCGCAGTCCATGATATCGGAGTATAACGAGAAGGCGAAGGAAAAGGCCGTACGTGAGGCCGAGGAAGTCCGCGACGGCTACCTGGCTGAAGCCCGGAAGCTCCAGGAGGAATATCTGGATATCGGCAAGGAGTTCGACCTGGGTGACCATGCCAAACCCGACCCGAATGCCGCCAAAAAGGAGAAACAGTCGGAAGAGCAGCGTGCCTCGGAACTTCTGAAGCTCCAGATGAAGAACCGCCAGGCGGAAATCGACCTTCTGAAGGAGAGCGGCGAGAAACGCCGCCGCCAGATCCGCCTGAACTATGACAAGGAGATCGCCGAACTTGCCGCCCAGGAGAAGAAGTGGAAGGACGCGCAGAAGGGTAAACTGACCGGTGAGCAGGAATCCACCCTGAAGGAGGCGCGGGAGAAGGCCGCGGCGGCACGTGACGGCGACCTGGCAAAGGTGACCAGGGAAGAGAACGACGCCGCCCGCCAGTCGATGCTCGACTACCTGAAGGAATATGGTACGTACCAGCAGAAGAAGCTGGCCATCGCCCAGGAGTACGCGGAGAAGATCCGCCGTGCGCAGGAGGAGGGGAACTACAATGAGGTATTGCGCCTTGGCCGCCAGCAGAAAGAAGAAACGGCTGCCGCCGAGATTGCCAGTCTGAAGGCGGATATCGACTGGGACGGCCTTTTCGGCAATTTCGGGGGGCTGCTTGAAGAGCAGCTGCGCCCCACGCTGGTGAAGCTGCGGAAGTATGCCGCCTCCGACGAGTACCGGAATGCCGGTGCCGAGGACAAACAGGTGATCAGCGAGCTGATCGCGAAGCTGGAGGACCGGAGCGCGGGCGGTATTAACCGGAACATGTTCAAGGACGTTTCCCGTGACCTTTCCGCCTACCAGACGACGCTGCGTGAGCTGACAGAGGCCAAGGAAAGGGAGAAGGCCGCCGCTGACGCTTTGGTGGTGGCGCAGGAAAAACAGAAGAAAGCCGCTGAAAGCGGTGACCCCTCCGCCATGAAGGAAGCGGAAGAACTGGTGGCTACCGCGCAGGAAGCTTTCGACGCCGCCTCGGCGAGCGTGGCCACCCTGACAGAGGCGAACGACAAGGCGGCGCAGGACCTGCGCACGTCCAGCACGAACGCCGTTTCATCCCTTACCGGGCTTGCCGAGGGGCTCCAAAGCCTGAAGTCCGGTTCCCTTGCCGGCGTGGCCCAGGGGCTCGGCAAACTGGGCGAGGCGACGAAGAACATGGGCGGTGTGATGGGTACGGTAGGCAGTACCCTTGCCGAGACGTTTTCAAACGGCGGCATCATCGGGCAGATCATCGCGGCGGTGCTTTCCATCCTTGACGTGCTGAAGGAAGGAATCGGTACGCTGGTAAGCGGTATTCTTGATTCCGTGCTCGGTGCGGTGAACGGTATCCTGGAGAACATCCTTTCCGGTGAACTGTTCACGCAGATCGGCAGCTCGCTTTTCTACGGGGTGAGGGACATCCTGGACACGGTGACCTTCGGCCTGTTCTCCTCGCACGGCAATGCCAGGGAGGTGAACGCGTTGGTGGAGCGGCTGACCGAATCGAACAAGTATCTGACCACCGCCATCGAGAAGCTGACCGACGAGATGGCCAGCTCCGGCGGCGCACGTTCCACCGAGTACTACCGGAGCGCCTACGAGAAACAGCAGCAGAAAATCGAGAACGACCGCCAGATGCTCGCGGCAAAGATGGGATACCACAGTTCACATCACTCGAACAACTACTACATCGGTAAGGCCATGGGTAGCGGTGACTGGGACACGGTTTCCGCCTACCTGGGCAAATCGGTGCGGGATACCGCTTCCCTCTGGAGCCTTTCCCCCGAGGAACTGGCGCGGCTCCAGGAACTTCCCGACATCTGGGAGAAACTCCATTCGGGCAAGTACGACCAGAGCCAGTGGCTTGACGAGTACGTCTCTGACGCGAACACGCTGCTGGAACTCCAGAGGCAATGGCAGGAAGCCATCACGGACACCTCTTTCGACGGTATCCGTAGCGGCATGAAGGATCTGCTGAAGGATTTCGAGACGGACTCGAAAGACGTGATCGCGAGTGTGGACGAGTTCATGGAGAACGCCATCCTGAAGTCCATCGTGAACGGCACCTATTCGGACGAGCTGAAGAAATGGCAGGAGACGTTCGCCGAGTTCATGAGCGACGGTATCCTGTCGAAAGAGGAAGCCGACACGTTGCGCACCCGGTACTCGGACATTTTCGAGCGTGCCCGTGCCAAGAAGGAGGAGATGTTTGACACTGCCGGCATCACGGAGGAGGGCAAAGGCACGTCACAGACCGGCCGCGCCGGCGGCTTCTCGGCCATGTCGCAGGACCAGGGCACGAAGCTGGAGGGCATGTTCACTTCGGGCCTGAACCACTGGGTAAGCATTGACGAGAAGACCGAGGACGTGGCGGGCCGCATGGCCAGCGCCGAGGGACACCTGGCAAAGATCGCTGAGAATACCGGTAAAAGCGCCGGTTTCCTCGGCGAGATAAAGGAAGATATAAAACGAATCATACGTGACGGACTAAGAATGAAATCATCATGAGCATGGAACCAATCATGGGCGGGCTGTTCCTTATCAACGGCACCGATATCTGGACGGAGTACGGCGTATTCCTGACCGAAGAGAAGCGCGGCGGGCGTGACAACCTGAAGGCCATCCTTGCCGCGAGCAAGACGAAAGCGCACACCGCCGTGGACATACGCGAGGAGAACGGGGAGAAATATTCCGACATCCTGACAGTGGCCAACGAGGCGCGCGACATCACGCTGGCCTTTGCCCTGTATGCCCCGGGTAAAGGGGAGTGGCTGAAGAAATACATGTCCTTCATCTCCTTCCTGAAAACCGGCGACAAGGGGTGGCTCTCGCTGTATTTCCCGCAGCTGGAGCTGACGCTTCGCGTACATTACCTGGATTGCCCCGGCTTCACCCCGCTGACCTACCTCTGGAAGGAAGGCGTGCAGGCCGGCCGCTTCAAGGTGAAATTCCGCGAACCCGAACCAATCATTTAAACAACGTTCAAACACCATTCGAACATGCTTTTAACGGTATATGACAGTAACAGGCAGGCGAAGGCGGTCCTTTCCCCGGACGACAGCTCGATGCAGGTGAAGGCGATCCAGTCGGACAATATCCTGACACTCTCCTTTACCCTGTACGAATATGTGGCGCTTGAGGTGAACGACTACGTGGATTTCGAGAGCGAGCGCTACTGGCTCCAGGAGCGTTACCTTCCGGATGAACGCAGCACGCAGGAGTGGAAATACGACGTGAAGTTCTACGGCATCGAGAGCCTGATGAGACGTTTCCTCGTCCTGAACGTGGTGGACGGCGACCCGGAACCGGTGTTCACGCTGACCGCCCCGCCCCGGGAACACATGGCCCTGATCGTGAAGTCCATCAATGACGGAATGGGTGGTGTCACCGACTGGAAGGTGGGCCGCGTGGAAGGCACCGAGAACGTGGTTATCGACTACGAGGGGAAGTACTGCCCCGACGCGCTGAAGGAACTCGCCGGCAAGGTGCCGGGCGCCGAGTGGTGGGTGGAAGGCCAGACTGTGAACCTATGCCGTTGCGAACACGGTGAGGAGGTTACCCTGTCCTACGGCAAAGGGCTGACGGAACTTTCCCGCGACAGGGCCGACGGCGCGAAGTTCTACACCCGCCTGTTTCCGATCGGCAGTTCCCGGAACATCGACCCGGAAAAATACGGCCACAGCCGCCTCCAGCTTCCCGACGGTGCCAAATACGTGGATGTGGACACGGACAAGTACGGCATCCACCACCACTACGAGAAGGACGCCTTCGCGGATATTTATCCCCGTCGCGTGGGTACCGTGACCTCTGTACGCAGCGCGCAGGTGACGGATGAGAACGGCAACCCTTTCGTGATCTGGTATTTCCGGGATGACACGCTGAACTTCGATCCCAACGCTTACGAACTTGCCGGCAAGGTGAAACGTGTCTCCTTCCAGGAAGGTGGTGAACTTGCCGGTCTTGGCGAGGAAGAGGACGGCACCTACTATTTCGAGGTGAACTTCGACAGTGACACCCGCGAGTTCGAGATCATCACCATCTGGCCGTATGACGACGACACGCAGCTTCCTGGTGACCGCCTTGTCCCGAAAGCGGGTGACAGGTATATCCTCTGGAATATCTGCATGCCTGACGAATACTATGCGCTTACCGAGGAGGAATACCTGACGGCGGTGAACAGGTACAACGCGGAGAACGCCGTCGACGTTTCCGTGTACAAGGGCCCGACGGACCACGTGTATGTCGAGCGTAACGGAATAGACCTTTACCCGGGCCGCCGCGTCCGGTTGGAAAGCACGGAGTATTTCCCGGAAACGGGCTACCGCTTGAGCCGTATCACGAAAATCACGCGGAAGGTGGCGCTCCCCTCACAGATGGACCTCGAAATCGGTGACGCGCTTTCCACCGGCGTGATGGAAAGCCTGAAGGGGAGTATCGAGGAGGTGAGGAATTATACCAGAACGGCCGGCGCGAACCTTCCTGACATCATAAGGAGCTGGGATAACACGCTTCCCACCGACAACAACCTTTTCTCGGCCAGAAGAAGCCAGGCGGAGTTCATCAGCAAGAAGAAGGCCGACCGTGCGAAAAAGAAAATCACCTTCGAGGAGGGCGTCGGCATCGGTCCGGAGGAGAACGGCCACATCGACGGCAAGGGCAACGCCGAACTGCTGACCCTTGTCGTGCGTGAGCTTCTTCGCAGCCCCAAGTTCGTGGACGGCCTTTTGGGTGAGGGCTGGCAGTTGTGGATGGAGGACGCCCTTTCGCACCTTACCATCGACAAGCTGACGGTGCGCCAGGTCATGGTGGTGCTGGAACTGCTTATCGAGAAGGTTCGCAGCGTGGGCGGCCAGCTCTGTGTGTCCGCGGCCAATGGCAAGATAAAGACCGCCGTTTTGGAGGACGGCTTTTATAAAATCACCTTCGAGCAGGCGAATACCTTCCGGGCGCATGACCTGATGCGCTGCGCTACGTTTACCGGCGGGAACCTGAAAGGCTACTGGGTGGAGGTTGCCGGCGTGGAGGGTGATTCCATCCTCGTGGGCGTGGATGAGTTCGGAACTTCCCTTCCTGCCCCCGGTGACGAATGTGTGCTGATGGGTAATACGGAAAACCCGTTGCGCCAGAACCTGATCCTGATATCCGCCACCGAGGACGGGCAGCCCCGCATGGACGTGATGGACGGCGTGAAGGCGAAAAACTTCACCGGCTGCCTTCGTGCCCGCCTGGGTAACCTGGACGGCATCAGCGACGACTGGTTCCCGGCCGACAACCAGCCGCACGGCAACGGCCTTTACAGCGACAACGCCTATCTGCGCGGGACATTCCTTTTGGTGACAGGCGAGGATATCAAGACAAAATTCGAGATCGTCGAGGGACGTATCACCAGTGTGGTGACCGCTCTGCGCCAGGACTTCGCCACCGATCGCGGGTATCTGAATAACCCCGCCTTTGATGACGGCCTTATGAAATGGAACACGGAAAACGAGACGGTGTTCTTCCTTGTGGGTAACCGCTGGGTCTGGGCGAACGGCAATGTGCTGACGAAGAAGGGTGACGGCGCGAGCGTGACCGAGGATGACGGCCGTAAGGTCGTGCGTATCCGGGGTAAGTACATTCTCCAGAAACGTGAGAACCTGAAAAGCATCCCCTCCATGCCTGAAAACGGCAGCGGGGAGAAGGAAGCCGTCCCGGTGTACCTGACCTTCTTTTACCGTTGTGCGGTCGGTGGAACCCTGCGGGTGGAGTTCGTGGGTGTTGACAAGACGGGGTTCGCCAACTTCAACAGCATGGAAGTGGAAGAGGAACTGCCCGCGACTGACGGCTACGTGCAATATACCTGTAGCGGTCTTTGGAACGGTACGGGAGACTTCAAGCTGTCTTTCACCGGGGACATCTACCTGTACATGCTCATACTCTCTACCGACCGCGTGGAATCGCTGGCGCACCGTTATAAAACACTTTTCGAGCAGTCGGAGCGTCTGGTGAAGATTTCGGCGGCTGTCTTTGATAAGGACGAGAATATGTTGGAAGAGACAGGTCTGATGGTTACTTCCAAATATTCCGGGTTATATGCCATTGACGGCGACGGAAATTTAAAATCCCTTGTTGGTGTCGGCGGTGACGGTATAAAAATCAAAGGCGACTGCATTACCCTTGAGGGGCTTGTTACGGCTAACAATAATTTTAAAATTTTGCAAGATGGTAGTATTGAGACGCGCAATGCAAAAATATACGGGACCGTTCATGCCCAAGATGGCAAGATCGGCGGTTTTACGATAGAGTCCGGCCGTTTGTTCTGGAAAGCGGGTGATTATTTCGGCAACGATTCCCGCAGTTTGAAACTCGGAGTGTCCCAGACCGATATGGATGGGGTTGTGGATGTCGCTTTCAATGCCGCCACTCAGGGGCGGTTCGGAGTGAAGGTTGTCGGTTCCAATACGGGCGGTGCCGCCATTTATGCTTCCAGCAAATCATCCGGACAAAGTTACCCGGTAAGTGCCAATTCTTATGCCGGCTTTTTTGACGGGGGCGTACATGTGAACGGTGCGGTATATTGTGGCGACATCCTTTCGAACAATTATGGTACGGAATGGACTTTGGGCAGTGACGGGACCTATACTTACCGGAAGGGTGTTTCCGGGACTTTCAGATGGTCTGTGAAGAATGATTTTCTAACTAATAATTATACCCTTGAAGTTGTCAATGGTATTGTTGTCAAAATGTCGGGTATTTAATATCATGTAATTATGAAGGTAAATTTTAATGCGGATTTTAAGGATTTTAATGGTGAACCCCTGCTGGTTGATGGCAACCCGCAGGTAATCGGTCATATCGTGGCCCAGTGCCTTTTCAACGGGACGGGTATTCGTCCGAGTGGCAATATGCAGACAGACAACGGTAAGAAGATGCGTGCGTATCACCTTTGTATGCGGATAATGGACACTGGCGGTGAGATTGAAATCACATCGGAAGATGCCGTGTTGATAAAGGAGGCTGTTTCCGGACTGACTCCCGGCTGTTACTCGCAGGTTGTACAACTGATAGAAAGATAAGGAGGATAATTTATGGCACTGACAGAATCTGAAAAGAATGAATTGAAGAAGGACATCCTGAACTCCATCAAGTCTGAGAGCCAGAGTGTCGATGAACTGGCCGAGGTCACCTCGCTGGACAATATCAAGAGCCTTCCTGCGATGCGCGGCCAGGAGGTCGTGCTTGCGCCGGTTGCGTTGCTCCGGAAACCGGCGGAGGACGCTGCGGCGGTGGCTAACGCTGCCGCCACGAAGGCCAATAATGCCGCGACCGGCGCCACCAATGCGGCCCAGACCGCGACGAACGCCGCCGGTACCGCAAACAGGTCCGCTGAAACCGCCGATGCCGCTGCCGGTACGGCCACCGCCGCCGCCAAGAAGGCGGAGGATGCCGCCGCAGCCGTGGACGGCAGCCTGGTGGGTAGCATGACAGCCGTCCCTGACGAGAAGAACGACACGGTGAAACTGACCATCCTGGGCCGTAACGGGCAGGCAATCACCTCCACCGACATTCCCGGCGGTACGGGTAGCGGCGGCAACACGTACAACGTGACGGAGGAGGTTCCGCTGGAGAACGGCTACTATACCCTGGAGACGGCCATCGCCGCCGTAAACGTGAAATACCGGCACAAGGGCCGTTGCATCACCTACGAGGCCGCGCAGGGCAGATGGGAGACGAAACAGTTCACCGGCACGAGCGTGGAGAGTTGGGAACAGGCCGCGAGCTGGGAGGATTTCGGCGGGGCCGGCACGATGAAGAGCCTGACGGTGAACGGTGAGAAGCAAATCCCCGATGCGGAGGGCAACGTGAGCCTGACCATCGATAAGCTGGAGGTTGACGAGAGCCTGAACGCCGAAAGCACGAACCCGGTCGAGAACCGTGCCGTGGCGGCCAAGCTGGGCGAGGTGGAAGCAAACACCATCTTCGACAGCTCCGCCGAACTGAGCGACGACGAGACCACCGTCCACGTGAGCCTGAAGAACAAAAGCGGCGTCGAGGTGACCGGTTTCGACATCCCTGCCGGAGGCGGCGGTGGCGGCGGTGAGGGCAGCACGACGAAGATAGTGCTTGGCGCAAGTGTTGACAAGCCCACCGTCAAGGAAGGCGACCCGGTAAGGCTGACCTATACCTACGACCACCAGTACGGCAGCGGCGACGAGAAGGGCGAGAGTACCGGCCAGAAAGCGAAAATCACCGTCCAGGTGAGGCGCGGCGCCACCACCACCTATTCGGAGACGGTTCAGGATGTGAGCAAGGGCACGTACACGCTCGACCTGACGAAATACCTCCTTTCCGGCACGAGCGACATCTACGTGATAGCCGAGACCACCGACCCCACCACCGGCAAGGCGCAGAAGCGGCAGGCGTACGTTAGCGTGCGCAGCGTGACGCTGGCCCTGTCCAGCAGCTACAATATCGCCTCCGGCCTGGCTTCCGGCGGTTATGGCGCGCAGGAGACCGTGAACATCCCCTACGGCGTGAGCGGCACCGGCACGAAGGTGGTGACCCTTTACGTGGACGGCAAACAGCAGAACGCCCACACGGTCACCCGCAGCGGTACGACCAACAGCAGCTTCCCGCTCTCCATGTCCTCCCTGTCGGTAGGCCGGCATACCGTCCAGATGGTCGCCGAGATGGATGCCGGCGACGGCCTGACGCTCAAAAGCGAGAGCATCCATATCGATATCCTGAAGAGCGGCAGCAGCGTCCCCTACGTGGGGCTGATGGTCACCCACCGGGACGGTCGTATCCTTACCGGTGCCGACCACCTCTCCCCGGTCATCGAGGTGGGGCAGTACGAGAACTGCGAGTTCAAGTTTGCCGCCTACGATCCCGGTACCACCCCGGCGGGTGTGGGCATCTACAGGAACGGCACGCTTCTCCAGACGGTGAGCGTCCCGCGTACCGCCCAGACCTACCGGAACCGCTTCACGGAGCAGGGCCGGCAGCAGATGCAGCTGAAGGTCGGTGCCACCGCCTACACTTTCCACATTGACGTGGTCGAGAGCGGCATCGACATCAGCGAGGCCACCTACGGCCTTCAAGTGAAGCTTAGCCCGTCCGGCCGCAGCAACAGCGAGAGCGACCCGGCGCGGTGGGAGTATAACGGCGTGAAGACAATCTTCGAGGGCTTCGACTGGAGCAGCAACGGCTGGACGGGTGACAGCCTGAAACTGACGGGCGGGGCGAAGGCCGTCATCGGCTACCAGCTGTTCAAGGATGATGCCGGCGCCTCCGGCGCTACCATCGAGATGGAGTTCCGGGTATCGGGTGTGACGGACCGTCAGGGCGAGGTGATCAGCTGCATGGATAAGGGGAAAGGCCTTAGTGTCACGAGCGAGGAGGCGAGCATCAAGACCGGCACCATCCTGCACTACACGAACGAGGACGGTGAGGACGCGAGCCGTGAAATCAAGATCGGCACGAAGTTCGCCCCCGAGAAGTGGCTGAAGGTCGCCTTCGTCATCGGCAAACGCGGTGACGGGCGCCTGATGGAACTTTACGTGAACGGCAACCGTGCCGGTGCTGACATCTACGACAACAGCTACTACTTCCGCCAGGACACCCCGGCGGGCATCACCGTCGACAGCGCGTCCGCCGACGTGGAACTGAAGAACATCCGTATCTACAACCGTGCCCTGAGCGATGACGAAGTCCTGGAGAACCGGATGGTGGATGCCGGCAGCAGCGACGACATGATGCGCCTGTACGAGGAGAACGACATCCTGGGCGGCAGCGGCGACGTCGATATCGACAAGCTGCGCGCCAAGGGGAAGGGCGTGATGCGCATCGTCCGCAAGGGCGGCCTTGACGAGGTGAACGAGACGAACAACAAGAAGACCGACTTCATCGCCGACGTCTATTTCTGGTCCCCTTTCGGCAAGGAGTACGACTTCGTCCTCCGCGACTGCTACATCCGTATCCAGGGTACCAGTTCCACGAAATACCCGAGCAAGAACATCCGCATCTACTTCACCAAGGGCGGCGCGAACCTCAGTTTCGAGATCAACGGCGTCCCGGACCCCCTTGGCGGCAACAGGTACATGATGCGCCCCGGAAGCATCCCGATGGACCTGTTCTGCATGAAGTCCGACTATTCCGACTCGTCCATGACTTTGAATACCGGTGTGGCGAAGCTGTACAACGACGTGATGCTCGAATTGGGCCTTCTGACCCCTCCGCAGCGTTACCAGCTGGAACAGGCGGGCGGTGACCTGAACGCGGTGAAGGTTAGGCAGAGCATCGACGGTTTCCCCATCGACGTGTTCAGCGCGGAGACCGCTGACGGGGAGAGCACCTACTACGGGCAGTACAACTTCAACAACGAGAAGAGCAAGAGCGGCAGGCTGTTCGGCATGGAGGGGCTTGACGGTTTCACCCCTTCCTGCCCGATGACGCTGGAGACGCTGAACAACGGCGAGAGGGTCTGCCTTTTCCAGAGCTCCGGCGACGCGGATCTTGCCGCCGGTTTCGATGCCGGCCTGGAAACCAACTACCCGGACGACGTGAAATGGGCGGGCCTGAACACGGCCCAGCAGTCCGCGCTGAAACGCCTTTTCGGCTGGATCCGTTCATGTGTCCCGGCAAACGCCACCGCGGACGACCTGGGCACCTTCGTGAGTGAAAAGTTCAGGACGGAAATCGGCCAGTATTTTGATGTGGACCACCTGCTGACCTACTACGTGCACACCGACTACTTCGCGAGCGTTGACCAGCGCGCGAAGAACATTCTCCTGCGTACCTGGGACGGGCTGGTCTGGTACACCACCTACTACGACGGTGACACCCAGCTTGCCAAGAGGAACGACTGTTTCCTTGCCTACGACTACACGCTCGACCGTGACACGTGGGACGCGGAGGCGGGGAAATACGCCTTCGAGGGCCGCGACAGCTGGCTTTGGAACCTCGTTCTGGCCAACCTGCAGGACGAGCTGAAAGCCTGCGCCGCCGCTTACCGCGCGAAAATGACGGTCGATCGCGTGCTGTCGATGCTTGACGTGGAACAGGCGGGCAACTGGAGCGACCGTGCGTACAACAAGAGCGGCTACCTGAAGTATATCCGCCCGAACATGGAAGAGGTTTACGGCAAGAAATGGCCGTTCATCTACGCCCTTCAGGGAAGCAACGCTGCGCACCGCAGTTATTTCGTGAAGAACCGTTTCGCCCTTCTGGACGCCAAATACGGCACGAGCAACTTCACGAGTGACAACATCGACCTTTACATGGCCCGTACCGCCTCCGATGCCGCCGACGTGGTGAAGATCACGGCGAGCGAGGTGTACGCTTTCGGTTACGGCACGAACAACAGCCCCAATATCGGGGGTACCGGCATCGTGGAGGGCGGCAAGGTGGCCACCCTTCAAATCACGGGGGCCTACACGGTAAACGACCCCCTGCGTATCTACGGCGCGAGCCGCATGCGTGTGCTTGACATGACCGGCGCCTCGGACCGCCTGAAGAACGGCCTTGACCTGGGTAAATGTACCGTATTGCGTGAGCTGAACCTGCAAAGCCCCTCCACCGGTTCGACTGGCTGGTGGCTGAACCTCGGCAGCTGCCGCCAGCTGCGTAAGGTGAACCTGCGCAACCAGGCACAGGCCAAGACCGGGAGCAACACCAGCACCGAGCTTGACTTCACGAACCAGACCAAGCTGGAGGAACTTGACGCGAGAGGCACGCAGGTGCAGAGCGTGACCTTCGCCAAGGGTGCCCCGCTGACGAGGGCCTGGCTTCCCGGCACGCTGACCGTGTTGAAACTGGAATACCTGGGCAAACTGGTCACAAGCGGGCTCACGCTGGAGAACTACAGTAAAGTGAAGACGCTTATCGTGGACGGCTGTCCGGGGGTGAACTGGGAAACCCTGCTGAACCGCTGTTCCGGCGTGGAACGCATCCGCGTGACCGGCATCGACCGGGAGGACGACGGCACATGGCTGAACCGGTTCATGAAGATGGGCGGCGTGGACGCTGAAGGCAACGCCACGGACACGTGCGCGCTGGCGGGTACGGTGCGCCTTACCAACTATGTCGAGGATGAGAGATACGAGGCGTTGAAAGCCCATTTCCCGGAATTGAACATCCTCCAGCCCGAATACACGATGATCGAGTCCGACGATGATGTGGCCGACGACGCCAATATCAGCAACCCGGACAACAGGACAGGTTATAAGTACGGTACGCCTTACAGGGCGAGCGGCCATATCACCGCCATCCTGAAACAGCGTCACCGCGTGCTGGCGAAAGTGACCAGGAAGCCTACCACGCGCAGCGTGAAGATCGCGAATGTCGATACGACGGTGAACAACCTCGACGGCGAGATGACCTATTACCCGCTGGATGACGGCAATTCCAACCGTTACGCCGACGGCAGCGCCGCCAGACTTGACGGCAGCGAGGGCGACTGGATGATGCTCGAGCCGTTTTTCTGGTCAAAGGGCATCAATGACTACCTGAACGGCAAGCATTACTCCTGCTACAGCAGCAAGGACCGGGATGACATGCCCTCCGTTCCTGATGCTGATATCCTCACGCTGGATGACATCAAGGAAGCCGGCGGTTACCTGGGCGGTCGTAAGATCATGAGCGGCAAGGATACGCTTGCGAACAGCTACAGTGCCGACACCACGTATTCCGTCTGCAAGGTGAACGTCAGCGGGCACAAGCGTGTCCGGTTCCCGAGCGTTCCCGGTACGAACCTTGTCGGCAGCGTGTTCACTGACAATACCGGCGCCGTAGTCAGTTCCATCGTTGTTCCGACCCTCTCCAACAAGTTCGAGGCGGGCATGTACCTGATCGCCGACGTTCCTGCCGGTGCCACAGCGCTGCATTTCTCTATACTGAACACCGCGGAGTTCGACAAGGTAGTGCTTTCCAACTCCGACAGGATCGAGGACATGGAGCCGGACTGGGTAGCCAATGACGAGCACCTTTGCGCGGTTGTGGGCAGTTCGGTTGTCGGTTCCAAGCTCCGCGCCTGTATCACCGGCGGCAGCACTACGGCGAGCATGAGCTGGGCCGACTTCCATTATTACTCGGTACAGCGTGGTATGCAGCAGATTGATGCGCTGATGCACTCCCGTATCGCCAACCTCTTCTACGCCGCCTATGGCCGTCGTGACAGCCAGGAACAATGCGGTGCGGGCCAGCATACTTACAACCGTACCACCGGCGGTACCGCTTCACGCGGCATGACCGATACGATCGGTTATGAAGAGGCGCACGCCATCAACCCGAACGTGACGAACTCGCTTGTGGACAACATGGTCCACCAGTACGCCTGGTACCGGGGCGAGGATGACTACGGCGGTGCTACTGTCACGCAGGTGAACAATATCTGCTGCCTTGGCTACGAGGATATCTACGGTCATAAGTATGACATGATGGACGGCGTTGACCTTCCTAATGACAGCGGCAACGCCGGCAAGTGGCGCATCTGGATGCCTGACGGCACGACCCGTATGGTGAAAGGAGGCACAAGCTCGGGCGTATGGATAACGGCCGTTGCACATGGCAAGTACATGGACGTGGTTCCGGTGGGTTCCGTTTCGGGTTCTTCCTCGACGCATTATTGCGATATGTACTACATATCCACTGCAGCCAGCCGTGTGGTTTATCGTGGCAACTTCAACGCGTACCCGAATGGCGGTGTCTCGATGTCGTATGCGTATAACGATTTCTCGTATACGAACACGTACATCGGTTCTCGTCTGGCCTTCCGCGGTCGGCTCGTCAAGGCGGCAAGCGTCGCTGCGTTCAAATCGATAAGCGAGGTGGCATGACCGGCCGCGTAAAGCGTCAAAGCGGGAGCGAAGCGACAAAACGTCCGGTGTTCCCCGAAGAAGGGGAACGCCGTTCTTTACGGGCGTCAGCCCGTTGAAAAATTTTTGTTTCCGGGGTTTTGTAGCTGTTTGTTAAATAATAATTTATGAAAAATCGTACTTTTGCATTCAAATTAAAAGGTGGCGCTTCCCCATAAGCCGTGTGGTTTATCGTGGCAACAACAACGCGAACCCGAATGGCGGTGTCTCGATGTCGAATGCGAATAACGATTTCTCGAATACGAACACGAACATCGGTTCTCGTCTGAACAACAATCGAAAAGAAATTTTAATCGGCGTACAACACCGGGGACTTGTCCCCACCGTGGTGCCGAGGGAAGCAAGCCTCAGTAACAGCAGCCTTTTCGGGGCTGGAAAACTGAAAAATAGAGTGTCGGGAGGGTTTGGTAGGCCGGAAACGGTTCGAAGAAGCAGTGCCCGGGGGATTGAAGGCCCCAAAATGGAAAACAAAAGAAATATGCACAGAGCAGGTTTTGTAATAGAGGAAATCGTGAAGCCCTCCAACATGGAGGAGTCTTTCCTTCAGGTCCTTCGCGGCAGGAGGCGTAAACGCAGCCGCCAGGGACGCTACCTGCTTGCGCATAAACCCGAGGTGTTGGAGGAACTGGCCGCGCGTATCTCGGACGGTACTTTCCGTGTGAAGGACTATCGTGAGCGAGAGATTTTCGAGGGCGGCAAGCTGCGCCGTATCCAGGTAATCCCTATGTACGACCGTATCGCCGTACATGCCATCATGACGGTGGTGGACTGCCATTTGCGGAAACGTTTCATCCGTACCACCTCTGCCAGTATCAAGAAGCGGGGTATGCACGATCTTCTGTCGTATATCCGTCGTGACATGGTCGAGGATCCGGAGGGTACGCGGTACTGTTACAAGTTCGACATCACCAAGTTTTATGAGAGCGTGAAGCAGGACTTCGTGATGTATTGTGTCGGCCGGGTGTTCAAGGACAAGAAACTCATCGCCATACTTGACAATTTTGTCCGGCTGATGCCCGAGGGTTTGAGTATCGGGCTGCGTAGCTCGCAGGGTCTGGGTAATTTGCTTTTGTCTGTGTTTTTGGATCATTACTTGAAGGACAAGTACGGTGTCCGTCATTTCTACCGTTATTGTGATGATGGTGTCGTATTGGGTAAAACGAAAGCGGAATTGTGGAAGATTCGTGATATCGTCCATGGGCATATTCAGCATGTCGGTCTCCGGGTGAAGGGGAACGACCGTGTGTTTCCCCTGGGCGAGGGCATCGATTTTCTGGGATATGTGACTTTCGGTGCGGACCACGTCCGTCTGCGCAAGCGCATCAAGCAGAAATTCGCCCGAAAAATGCACGAGGTAAAATCAAGAAGAAGGAGGCGTGAGCTGATAGCGTCGTTCTACGGGATGGCCAAGCACGCCGACTGTCATACGTTGTTTAAAAAATTAACAGGCAAAGACATGAGATCATTTAAAGACTTGAACGTCGCTTATAAGCCCGAAGACGGCAAAAAGCGATTTCCCGGGGTGGTGGTAAGCATCCGGGAACTGGTAAACTTACCGATTGTAGTGAAGGACTTCGAGACGGGCATCAAGACCGAGCAGGGAGAAGACCGCTGTATCGTGGCCATCGAGATGAACGGTGAGCCGAAGAAGTTCTTCACCAACAGCGAGGAGATGAAGAACATCCTCTCGCAAGTGAAAGAGATGCCCGACGGCTTTCCTTTTGAAACAACCATCAAGACGGAAACCTTTGGGAAGGGTCGAACCAAATACGTATTTACATGAAACGAGTTGAAGGAACAGCCGGGGTGAAGCTGCTGGAATGCGTGAACCCGGTGAAGAACACGTGGCGCATCCGTTGGGACGTGCGGGAAAGGGAGGACGGTTCTGCCGACTATATGGAGGAGAACTTTTTAGGGAAGCCCTCCGGTGAGATAATAAGAAGCGTTATCCTGGGCTGGTACAACGAACAGATCGACCGGGAGATACTTTCCGGCTTCGTTTACGAGGGTATGCCGGTGTGGCTGTCAAGTGAGAACCAGTTCAACTACAAGGCGGCCCACGACCTTGCCGTGCAGAACGGCGGCGCGACGCTTCCGGTGACGTTCAAGTTCGGAACGGATGAGGAACCCCGGTACCGGACGTTCGGGAAGCTGGAGGAACTGACGGACTTCTATACGAAAGCCATGAAGCACATCCAGGATACACTGGCTGACGGCTGGAAAAAGAAAGACGCTTTTGATCCGGAGAAGTACCGGGTGGAATAAATCCTTCGGGGGGAGGATAAGAAAAAAGCCCCCGGCCTGTTAATATAGACGCCAATCATTTATTAACAACACACC